TGAAAGTAATAGGCTTTGATGGGAGGGAACATGCTCTGACCTTTAAAAGGGTTAGAGGGAACTCTAAACGAGATAATAAATCATCCCATCACTTACGGGCTAGAGAGTTACTTTCTGAGTTATTTCCTTACGAGAAGATATACGAAGAAGTAACTCTCCCCGGCTCGAAAACCATTTCTACAGGTCTGCTATACGCGGACTTTCTTATTCCAAATAAAGATATTCTCGTAGAAGTACATGGTAAGCAGCATTATGAATATTGTCAATATTTTCATAAAACAAAAGCTGATTATGCGAAGGCTCGAAAAAGAGACAGGAAGAAAATAGAGTGGTGCGAGTTAAACGATTTCACCATAATCATACTACCTTACAATAAAGAAGAACAATGGAAAAACTTGATCATAGATTTAATGTAAACGAAGAAGAAAAAAAGCTTATTGAAGACATTGAGGCATTTATTGGTCAATATGAGATTGGCGGAAACTTAGGTCTGGTAAAATTAGATCCAGCAGTCTGCGAATCGTTAAATATTGATAGAGGGACTATGGCAGAAATGTCTTCAGAAGATATTTATCATAACGCTTATTTAATACAGGCTTATATTAGCAAAATAACAAACCAGAAAAATAGAAATAAGATAATACTTTTTCAAATAGAGTCCGCATATAAAGACGCAATTAATCACTATCTCCCATCTATGACTTTTCCCGACTATACAAAATATGAAGCAAAAGAACAGATGATTTGCGAGAAGAATGAAATGGCTTTTAAGCTAAGAGAATTAATGAGAAAAATGCAAAGCGTATTAATGCTATATGACGACCTTATTGAACCCTTAAAGAAGATGTCGGACACATTAAATAACGTAGGGAGAACAAAATGAAATTACTACAAAGCCTACAAAAACTAAAAGAAGGTATTGAGACTGGTAACACCGCACTTATTGAAGAAGGCTACTCATTACTCACTGGTGAGGAAATTAGTTTTCCGCCCAAGCCAGAGACTGTAGAATTAGCGCCAATTGGAGTTAAAGTTTCAATACCAATAGAGACATACACTCCTGAACCAGAAAATGTGGAAATCCTAGAGATGGATTTCACGATGGATAAAGATAAAACAAATGCTAAAAAAAAAGAATTTGTAAATAAATTTGATCCTGGTCTTGACACCGACGAAGAAGATGGCTATGACCTCATAAATGATAATGTCAAGCCAGTGCAGAGAAAAAGAAAAGCCCATAAAAATGTAAAAGTATTTTGTCAAGATTGTCAAAAAAATATAGAAGTTGATCCGCAGTTCAAAAAGGAACCATATTTCTGTGACTTCATCAAGCTCGGACAGAAATGTCCCGTCAGTCAATAACGTTGCTTCGGAGAAAGCCGTATTGTCTGGGATGATACGGTATGGTTATGATGCTTTTTTAGATGTTACAGGTCTTATAGAAGAAGAGACCTTTACAATTGATGAAAACAAGGTTATATACAAATGTCTTTTTAAAATCTTTGAAACATCGCAAAATGTAGATTTAACATCAATCTTATCGGCGGCTCAACAGCTTAACCTGTCTGAGTACGTTGAGAAGAAAGATGTCTTAAACCACATTAAACACTTGATGAATTATGATGTGCATGTCGAGAATATCAGACAACATGCGCAGAAAATTCGCAAACTACAGTTAACTAGAGATTTACAAAATGAACTAAGAGTAATCTACAAATCATTGTCAGAAGTAGATGGTGATGAGACGGTAACCGAAATTGTTTCAATACCAGAAACACAAATACAAAATGCTTGTCTTAAATATATTCGTGAAGACAACAGCACTACCAAGTTGATTGGTAAGGATTTAGATGAATACCTCGACCTTTTAAAAGCAAATGAGGAAACGGACCCTGGAGTCAGTAGTGGGTTTCCGATTTACGATAGGGCGATTGGTGGTGGGTTTCGTCGCGGTGCTGTAGATTTAATTGGGGCGAGAGCAAAATGTGGCAAGTCTACACTAGCAGATAATGTGGCATTAAGTATTGCTGATCGGGGAACGCCAGTATTAATTCTCGACACAGAAATGAGTCAAGAAGATCACTGGAACAGACTTCTGGCTAATATCTCTGGGGTTGCTATCAATGACATATCAAGCAGTAAATTTAATAGAGAAAAACAACTTGTTGATGATGTTGAAGAAGCTGCCGAAAAAGTAAAAGAAATACCCTACCATTATATTAGTGTTGCAGGAAAATCATTTGATGAGATATTAGGTATTGCTAGAAGATGGTTGTTCAAACATGTGGGCTACAATGACGAAGGTAGAATGAATGACTGTCTGATAATTTATGACTACCTAAAACTAATGACCTCCGAGAGTATAAATAATAACGTTGCGGAATTTCAAGCACTCGGTTTTCAAATCACACAATTACATAATTTCTGTGTAGAACATGATGTACCATGCTTGGCATTCGTACAATTAAATAGAGACGGTATCACAAGAGAATCTGAAGATGTTATTTCCGGGTCGGATAGATTGATCTGGTTATGTACATCTTTTTCTATTTTTAAAGCAAGGAGTCCAGAGGAAATAGCGGAAGAGAATTTAGGTAACGGTGTTAACAGGAGATTAATACCTGTTGTTGCAAGGCACGGTCCAGGTATGGATGGTAACAGCATATTTATGAGAATGACAGGTGAGTTAGCGAAATTAGAAGAGATAGGTACTAAACGAGATGCTGAAAGAATACACAGAGAACAACAAGATGGATTCCCAGATAAAGAAGAAACAGATCAAGAGGTCAGCGATTCTTCAGGTGGAGAAATTGACGAAGGCTCTTGATATAGATTTGTTTCATAGTGCTGATAAATTAATAGGGGCGTGTCCTGTTCATGATGGTGACAACCCTTCTGGCTTCAATATCAACGTTGATCCAGAATCTCAATGGGCCGGTGCGTGGTTTTGTAATACACAAAAATGTCACGAAAAGTTCCCCAATGATATACTTGGCTTAATCCAGGGTATTTTGAGCAGAAAAATGAATAAGGAAGTCTCATTTCAAGAAACACTTGAATATATAGAATCTGTTATTTCAGTTGACAAGACTGCAATAAGGGTTGATAATTATGATGTAGTGCATCAGGTGTTTAGTAAAAAGACTAATAATAACATACTTTGTTATAGAGACAGGTTTGTAAAGACCCTGACCATTCCCTGTCCATACTTTACAAATAGAGGTTTCTCAAAAGAAGTTCTGGAAGAATTTGGTATTGGGTTTTGCAGCGACCAAACGAAACCCATGTATAACCGAAGTGTTTTTCCGATTTTTAACCCCGGCAGTTTTGATAACAATGAGATCATTGGTGTCGTCGGTAGGTCTATAGAAAAGAATCCAAAGGAAAAGTGGAAATTTAGCAAAGGTTTCTCTGCCGGTAAGAATCTGTTTGGATACAATAAAGCATACGAGAGAATGAAGAGGACCGGCTCGGCGGTGCTAGTAGAAGGTCAGGGCGATGTTCTTCGGTTATATGAGGCGGGTATTCTTAATTGCGTTGGAATTTTTGGTTGTGACCTAAATGATGAACAAAGCATCTTGCTAGAACGAGCATCAGTAGATAATATAATCCTCGCCCTTGATAATGACAAGGCTGGACAACAGGGTAGAGATAAGATTATCAAAAAATACGGTAAGATGTTTAACTTAAAAACTGTTAGTTTCAGCAAGAAAGATATTGGCGAGCTAACGGTTGAAGAAATCCAAGAACAGATTATACCACAAATAAAGAAATATATTTAATGTCAAATATTGTAGCATTTGCTGGTGCTAAACAATCCGGTAAAACCACATCTGTAAATTTTCTTCATGGACACGAGATGAAATCTCATGGTTTCATTAAGAAATTTTTTGTAGATGAGGGCGGTAGACTAGTTGTTAATGCTAAATACCTAGATGATAATGACAAAGAATTTGAATCTATGGGTGTGTTTGATGTTTTTCAGGATAGTCAAAGTTTTGTGGACTATGCATCAAGCACTTTTTGGCCTTTCGTCAGGGCTTATAATTTTGCAGACCCGCTAAAGAGAATGTGCATGGGTCTTTTTGGTCTGACTCGTGAGCAGTGTTATGGTACAGATGAAGAAAAGAACAGTCTGACCGATATTCTGTGGGACGATATTCCTATTGTGCTAACCGGAGGTAAGTTTCAAACCTTTGATGGTAGTAAGTCAAATTCCGGCCCAATGACAGCCCGCGAGTTCATGCAAACTTTTGGGACAAACATCTGTCGTAGAATCAAAAACGACGTATGGGTTTCTCTCTGCATTAACCAGATCAAAGAAGAAAACCCCAACCTGGCACTCATTGGCGACTGCCGATTCAAAAACGAAATTGACATTGTTCATGAAGCTGGCGGTAAGGTTATTTACTTTACCAGAAATTCAGAATCATCAGATGGTCATGATAGTGAAAAAGCATCTGAATACAAGGAACACTATGATTGTATTATTGATAATACAAATATTAGCGTAGAAGAACAGAATAAGCTTGTGCTTGAACAGATTCAGGCATGGGGAATTTTACCTAAATACATCGAGGGGATCTAGGTTCAACTTGTCATCCGGTTTAGTCCGGGTTCATTTACTCATCTAGACCCCTCGATAATTTATAAGAGTAATTATGTTAGTATGCTATCACAGATCTAGTTCACTTGGTCAGTTAGAATTTTGTGAACAGAAGTTCTTTCTACAATACAATCTGTCATTACGCGATAAAACCAACAAGAAAGCACTTCTTGGTACGGTTGTTCATCGCGCATTGCAGTTATTGGCAGATAAGAATCTGGCGCAGAAGAACAAGGCCGGTAAGGTTATCAATGATGATATCCCCAACCTGTCTTACAAAAAATGTGATGACCTACCACACATAACGGAATTATGTTTTGATTACTACGCAGAACATGAACCAGAAGTAGAACTAACAAAAGCAGATTTAAGAACGTGTATAAAATGGGTCGAGAAAGCCGTAGCATATAATGACGGTGAGCTAGACCCAAGAAATCAAAA